ATCTTTTCCTTTTTCTTTTAACCACTCCAACGGAACAACTCTGTCTGCATACATAAACTTATTACGTTCACACCAGAGACTGTAGGTTGTCTTTGCCCCTTTACTTAGCTTACGTCTGGAACTCTCGAACACAAAACGTATGTCTAACTTGGGGTGTTGCTTCTTAATGAGCTTATGTTTCCTACGATCATCTGATGTGAATCGTCCTTTAGTTTCTATTATGATGCCGTTAGGCAACACGAAGTCTGGTGTGTATGTGCGGTACATCAAGTCTTCCCACTCTATCTTTAGTGCTTCGTACTTGATAGGCACGTTGTGTTCTACAAGATAATCTTTTACCTTTATCTCTAGCCCACTCCTGTAGCCATACTTTAGTGCTGCCTGAAACTGTTTACCGTACACTTGTCACTCCTGTAACTTAATATATGCTACAGTCTTAGGCTCACGTGCTTGTGATACCTTAGATGGTAGCTCTTGCATATCAGGCCAACACTCAAAGCGATAGTCACAGAATTTGCAGCTATCATTCAGTACCATGTTACCACTAGGCTTACCTCTATAAGTCTCAGGCACAGCCTCAAAGCAACGCTCAAATACATTGTCATTAACTTTCTCTACTGTATCTTTTATTTTGCCAAGCTCTACCTTCATGTCAATGTCAGCAGGTACATACTTAAAGCCACCGTTTGCTTTATTCACTACCCACCATCCACCTGCACGTTTGCCAGATGCTTTGGCGTAACCTGCAAGCTGACCTACATACCCAAATGAATCTCCTTTATATAAGGTATCGTAGGAATCAAACTTATTACGGTAAGACCAATCGGAAGCTGACTTAATATCATCCACTGCACCATCTACGATAAGATCATAACTGCCAGAAACAGTAGTATCATTACTATCTCCCACTGTAAGGCTAACCGTATCAGTGTCTTCATAGTCCACACCAGACTCCGTAAGCACACCTTTAAAAACAGCCTCAACTATATCTCCTAACATCATGTTCATAACAAATGTAGTTGGCTTTGGTAACGCAGTCTCAGGTTTATTCTTATCAAACCAGAGTTGACAGGTAGGACGTCCAATGTTGGACATCCGTAACCTGAAATCACCACGTGATTTACCACTACCAAACTGGCGTATGACTGCATCAGCCACCTCTGCACCAATTCTCTTAGCTGTTTCTTCAGAGAAAGTAGTCTTTCCCTCTACAGCATCAGACATAAACTGGTGCAGTTTTAGTTCAGCAGGATGGTGCATTATGCAAAGTCCTCTTCAGTAATGTCGATGAACTCTTCAACACCTTCCTTGTCTACATCATCATGCTTATGGGCATTCTCATCCCAAGCATTTGATATGTACTGATTGTAGTTTGTCACCCATGCTAGGAAGTTACCTAGTGTTTCCTGAGTAGCATCGTCCAACTCCAGTGTAGTCTGCAAGTCAAGTGCAGTCTCTGGTAGATAGAAGCTATTACCGTTTGGTAACGACTGCTCTGCTGTAGTGGCAGCAAACGTATGCTGTGGTGGTAACCTACGCATCTTGCCTAGCTTGGTAAATATTGTACCAATAGACTTGAATGCGTCACGGTTCTCTACTTCCCAGATGAATGGTGTTTGGGCTGCTACTTCAACAGCTTTACCAGATGCATCTACTGGATCAACCAACTCCACTGTACCGAACACAACACGTACACGCTTGATCTGTTTAATCAAATCTTGCATGGACTCAGGCAGTGCCTTGAAGTCCTGTATATATCCTGCAGGTTTACCACAGTTGAACCCACCGTCATTGTCCTTGAGGTCAATGTTCAAGTTGTCAGCCATGACAGTCTTGATGTATCGGTTAGGTGTATTGTCATTACCCTTTACGAAACGCTTGTACATAAACCTTTGTACGAATGGGCGAATGATTGCCTTAGATGCATAGTAAGTTGGGCCATCAGGTATCTCCAACCTGTATGTACCACCCTCAACGACTTCAACCTTCTTGGTCTTACCGTTTACATCTGCCTCACCCATGATAGGTGAGTGTGATATACGCAGTCGAGCAAGCGTAGATGCTTTCTCTGATTGCTGATTGTCTACCGACATACCCATGAGCTTTGCCATGTCTGAGAAGTTTGTATTTATTGCGACTTGATTCATATATAGTCTCCTTTTCTACTTTACGAATTTATAGTTTTATCATGCAACGTCTTTTGTGTCAAGCCAATTGTCACCAATTTTTGCTTCTAATAATAATGGTACATTAAAATCTATGTTCCACTTCTTATTGACCAACGATGTTAGCATTTCATTAGTTCTGTTTATTACCTTGAGTACCTTTGCTGTTTCATCTGGATGCACATCAATCACGATACTGTCATGTACTGTGTTTACAATACAAGACCACATCTGGTTTACACCCATTAGCTTATCTATGTATATCAGAGATATAGGTACAATGTCAGCAGTGGCAAACGATTGGACAGGATAATTTTTAATCTGTGTGAAATATGTCACACCACCAAAGCGTCTACGTTGTACATCAGGGAATGAGAACTCACGTCCAGATGGTGTACGTATTTTGCCAGTGTTCAATGCTTCCTTGGCGAGTGCCTCATGCCACTTGCCTATGCCACTGTATTTCTTAGTGAACTGCTTGTAGTATGCAGCCTCTGCTTTTGTACGTCCAAACCCACTAGCACCATACAAAGGTGCAAAGGTATGTGACTTAGCATCCTGACGTGAGATAGGTTGCCCTGCATCAGAGATAACTTTAGCTGTATAACTATGTACGTCAAAGCCAGTAGCCACCTCATCAAGTGCAGTCTGGTCTTGTGATAGGAATGCAGCAACACGAAACTCCAACTGTGCAAAGTCAGCTTCCATAATCTGCCCACCCTTCCATCGTGACTTGAACACACGCTTCACTGGAAACGTACCACCACGTGGCATGTTCTGCATGTTTGGGTCTGCACCTGACAGTCTGCCTGTACCTGTGCGGTGCTGTAATAATCGTACATGTAGCTTACCATCTAGCTTGGTGTGTGTGGCAATGCCATCAACAAAGCTACTGAGGTAAGTCTCTACGGCACTCAGTCTACGTACACTCTGTAGGAATGTCTCAGCTTCTGTCATACCCTTACTACGTGCAATGCCCTCAAGAAATACAAGGCTGTCTTTACTTGTAGAGAAACCACTGTGGCTCACCCACTTAGCTGTGGGTGGAAAGAACTTCAGCCCTGCTACGACAGTTGAGTTGACGTAGGTAAAGCCACTGGCATCACAGGTAGTACACTTATTGGTACGTGCAAATGGTGTTCCATCTTTCTTTGTCTTACGCACTTGGCCTGTACCATTACATGCACTGCACTGCTTGGCTTTCTGTTTGTACAACACATCACTACTGTTACGTACCTGATACTTGTAGTCTTGATCATCCATACGTTCCTCAAACAACTCTGCCCAGAACTTCTTGTCCTTGGGCTTACGACTGTACACAACCCATGACAACTGCTCTGTGCTTGCTAGATTGATTGGGCGATCACCCATAAGATCACGCACCTGATCTTTTAGATCATGTATAAGTTGACCACGCTCCTGCTCAAACTCTTTATGCACATTCTCTAGTTCATCAAGGTCAACGGCAAATCCACGTTGGTATATCTTAGCTAGGTGTACAGCCAGTTGGTTGGTCAGCTTGACAGTATCCTGCAATGGCATGTGTTCCTCATACATACGTAGCTTTGTATCAATGTGGTTGTACAACTCTTGTGTAGCATGTAGGTCTGCCGACAGGTAGTCAGACAACTCTTTGTGGTTCATGTCACGTACAGACTTACCTGCTTTGAGCCACTCTTTCATCGTGTCCTGCTTCTTTGTGTCTAGCTCATACCGTTCTGCACATGCTTCAAGTGACAGGGGTTCTTTCTGTCCACGTTGTAGGATGTACTCACCTAACATGGTGTCAAAGATTTCACCTTCATAGGTAAAGCCTGACTCCCATAGCCACACTAGATCGTGTGCGGCATTGTGCATAATAAGAAGGGAAGCCTCGTCCAGTTTATATTGAACGATGGCTCTCCCCTCTGTGGTGGGTTGTTGCTCTGCGTGATCGAATGTTACAAGGTCTTCGCTACCAAGATCATCTAGCATACCCACCATAACTAATGTATTCATCGGTTCGAAAGGGTCAAGGTGTAGCTTGCCGTTTCGCTTTGTCACTGTGTTCTCTACGTCAAGGGTCAGTTTCATTGTGTCTCCTAATAGTCGGCTGTTACGGTTTCATGTGTTGCATCTACTACTAACTCATTTGAGTAGTAATCGTCAAGTGATTTCTCAAATTCTTTTTTGTTAGCAAACTCAGCCATTGCTTGTGTTGCTTCTTTCAAAGTTAACTTGTGATGCTGCATTGCTCCAAGCAACTCTACTTCTTCTATAAGTGTCTTACTCACCATTGTTCTTCTCCTCTCGTTCCTTTGCTCGTTGACGTTCATCAAAACTGAATGGTCTGATGTCATTGTAACTGGTTACTCTATCAACAGACCTGTTTGTATAGAAGTCTACGATTACACCAGTGTTCCACTTGGCGCACTCTTCCTCTGCCTCTTTCTCGGTGATCTCCACGATCTCCCCCTGCTCCCCGGCCTCGCTCTCGCCGTCCTCGTAGTTCATGACCTCCTCGCCC